TATGTTTAAAAATAATATACATGCCTTTTTCTTGGCCTCTAGTTTACCTTGTTTTTTTATAACTTTAGCATATTTAGCATATAACTATGTCAATAATGGTAAACCTAAGGATATTCCTATTGAATTGATGGGAATTTTTGTACCATTGGCTTTTGGTATTGCTGGTATTATTAATTATAATGCTATTCAATTTGGCTCATATAATAGTTTAATAGTTGGAGCTATCTTTGGTTTTGCTCTATCTTTGATTGGAAGATTTTATTATGATATGCCTAAAAAATTGTTTAACATTGAAGGTGATAAACAAAAGATTGTACATATATATGCACCTGTACTATATGCATTAATTTTTTACACTATAGTAAGTCCTCTTCAGGATCTATTGATAAACCACTAATATTGTAACCAACTAATGATTTACCAAGTTGTGATAAGATTGGAGGATCAATTGGTACAACATAATCGGTAATAATGTTGTGATTTGTTGGCAATGTGCTAAAAAAACTTGGATTATGTGCATAATGATTTGATGTTAACATATGTTCATAACCATATATTTTCTCTTTTAATTTTTCTTCATCAATACGTTGTTTAGGACTGTATGATATATATGTAATACATCTAGTATTCTCTATGGTACGTGATCTCTTTGGTTTTAGACCACAGTGTACTAATCTCGAATCCCATAACACCAAACTTTTTGCAGGACATATCATTTGTTCCTCTGTGCAATTGTCATCAAAAAAGTTTACTTCTTCGGTCGTGAATTTACACCAATCACTAGTAACCCTAATACCAAATTTTTCAATAAAATCACCAATAAATTTGTGTGATTTTTCATAAAATGATAAGGTAGCATCACCTTTATTGATATCATATGCAGTTACAAAACCTTGCACTCCATCAAAATACGAACGTGTCAAACTTTGATCAAGATGATACCATTCGCTACCTGGTGTATACCATCCTTCGCCAGTTATTTCTGGTGGTAAAAGAAAAGCAAATCCATCGAAAGAAGTCAATAAATTTGTGACATCACATAAAAATAAATCAGCAAATATTTGACATATTTTTGGATTCTGTCTTACAGTCCAAGAATGTTGAGAATGACCAGCATTCCAATGATGATATAACATATCATTTCCTGGACATAGTGATGCCAAATTTGACCATGTATCAGGTCTCTCTCTCCTGATATTTTCTTCATCATTTTGTGTTAAATGTTCAAAAAAATCCCATGTGCCACTAATCATTTCTAAACGTTCTTCATCTGTTAAAACATCTGGCACATAACAAATACCAAACTCTTTTATTTTATTACGTATTTCCTCAATATTTGTTGCTTCATATTTCGATTTAGATTCAAATATATTTCCCATTGATATTAATAAATGAAGAATATTTAAGTTATATTTTGATGCATTTTTACATTTTGATGCATTTTATGTTGTGTAAATGTTGAAAAACATCAAATGTTATTTCAATATCGTAATCTGCTGTATGTGTTTTCGTCGTATCTGGATCACAATTGAAACAGTAATAATATAATTCGGCTAATTTTGGTGCTTTTACACCACCATTAACATTTTTAAGATTGCATAAATGTTTCGACAATTGCATAGTACAAATACGTATCGGTGTATGATGTACCATTGATAATTTCTTAAAATATTTAATCAATATACCCATATCGAATCCAATATTATGTCCAACTACATGTGAACATTTTGCAATATCCACCTTGATTTCTTTAAATGCATCTCTAGGTGTGCGACCATCTTCTACAATTTGTTCAAGAGTATATTTTTTAAACCAATCAACTCTACCAATATTTTCATTAATCAAACAATCAAATTTTTTGACACATTTAAAATCAGAATCATAGATGTTATATGCTACTTGAATTAATGGACCAGCACCACCAGTAGTCTCAACATCAACAACCATAATATGTGTCACTTCATTTTCTGGATCAGCAATGGATATCTCACCGCCAAAATCGGATTCGCTAGATGACGAAAAAGAGGAATCACTAGATGACGAATCCGAATCCGATTCCTCTAATAAATCCTCAAAGTCTGAATCTGGTTCTTCCTCTTGCTCTTCCAAAATATCAAAATCTGTATCATAATCTGGAATCGGTTTAATAAGACGAATTTGTAGTACAGAAATATAATGTTCATTGATATAATTTCCTAATTTGTTTATATTATTGATCAATAATTCTTGAGCTAATTTTTGAGCGTTATCAAAAGATTTATTAATTTGTATTTTCATTAATTTACATGACATTATTTGGGCTTTTCTTAAAGCGTTGGTCATACGATACAAATCCATTGCCCTATTATTATTTACTTTATATTGAATATTATTTAATCAACTTTTTTAGAAAAATTGATTAAAATTTACTTAGAAACTATTAAATATTTATTTTTAATGACATACGAATTTGAAAGATATGCTTGTACTATTGACACGGTTGAAGAGACTCTTGCGACATATGGTGTGGCAATTATTCCTCGATTAATTAATAGTGACGAATGTGAAATATTAAATAGTGGCATTTGGGATTTCTTCGAACATATTACTAGTGGTTGGAATAAACCTATTAATCGTTCTAGATCTAGTACTTGGAAAAGTATTTATGATTTATTTCCATTACATTGTCAATTGTTTCAGCATTGGAATGTTGGTCAAGCACAAGTTTCATGGACAATGAGAGAAAATAAAAAGATTATTGATATATTTTCTCAAATATGGAATTGTCCTAATAATGAATTATTAACATCATTTGATGGTTTAAGTTTATGTGTTCCACCAGAAGTAACAGGTCAAGGATGGCAACATAAAAGTTGGTTTCATACTGATCAAAGTTACATGAGAAATAATATGGAATGTATTCAGTCTTGGATAACGGGAAATGATGTTAATGATGGTGATGCAACATTAGCGGTAATGGAAGGTAGCCATTTACATCACGAAGAATTTGGACAAAAATATAATATCAATGACAAGAGTGATTGGTATAAATTAAATAGTGGTGAAGAACAATTTTATGTTGATAAAAAATGTAAATATAGTAAAATTAAATGTCCTAAAGGTAGTCTTGTATTATGGGATTCTAGAACAATTCATTGTGGTACTAATCCTATAAAGGGACGTAGGAATCCAAATATTAGATCAATCATATATTTATGTTATACACCTCGAAGTTTGAGCTCCACAAAACAGTTATGTAAAAAACAACAACTGTTTTATGATAAAAGAACTAGTAATCATTGGCCTCATAATCCAAAGGCATTTCCCAAAGGTCCTAGAACATATGGTAAAACGATACCAGAAATTGTGGAAATTGATGATCCATTGGTAAGTACTCTAGGTATGTCACTAGCTGGTTTTTAATTATTTGCATAAATCTGGTGCCATACGTTGCAAATATTCATAACATTTTGGACTAAATTCTTTAGCAGCATCTACTACATAAGAATGTATTGGACAACCATTTTCATAAGCATATGTAAAACAATCGTAATTGTCACATTTGCATGCATCAGACAGTGTTTCATATTTCCAATACCAATTGTTCTCGTGCAATGTAACAAAACATTTATAATTATCATATTGTAACGTTAATAAATAGAGATCAACTTCTATATCGCTAAATATTACATTAGGATGTTTTAATACAAACTCTAGGCAACGGTGATAATTATTTTTAATAATATGTGTCCATGGAACAAATTCTTCATTTAACATCATTGTTGATAGATATTTAATTAATTTATCTTCATCATTCTCATCACTTATTTCATTTATTAACGGTTCAATAACATCATTAATAATATCATTAATCCATTTCTCAACAATTGAATTATCATCAGTATGATCTATGTCACCATTGATACGAAATATTTGATCTTCTGTAAAATTTTCCATCATTGAACCATGATATTTATCGCAATTGATTAAATATGTTAATGGTATTGTTTCACCTGGACGATTTCTAGAGAGTACTCGCTTATCGCAAATATTGGGATCAGTATTAACATATACAATCTTATTAATAGTAAATTCTTTGATAAAATGATCAAACCATTGTAAATATATTTTCATATCTGTTTCTTCAATATGTTCATTATCGTATAACATTTGTGCGAATACATATTTGTCGGTATACAAACTGCGTTCTGTTATAATAATAGCATTTGGATTTTCATCTTGAGCTGCTTTTAATAAAGATAATCTTGAAATATAGGCCATCATTTGAAAAGAGAAAGAATATTTCTTTTGATCTGAATAAAACTTTTCTAACATTGTGACATTGTTTTTATCTATAATTTTTGCCCATTCTTTCACAGGTTCGTCTAAAAAAATAATATTTTTTCTATTATTAATTCTTGAATCCTGCTTTAAATATTCCAACAATGTTGATTTACCGGAACCAATATTGCCTTCAATAGATACGATTGTCATTTAATAAGTATAATAATATACAATTAAATAATAAAATAATCAATTTTTATTATGGTGTTTAACGATACCATAACAATAACTCAAATTAAGAGTATGTACATTTGATAATGCGGATATGTCAGTGATATCATTACAACCACTCAAATTAAGACTATGTACGTTTGATAATGCGGATACGTCAGTGATACCATTACAATCACTCAAATTAAGACTATGTACGTTTGATAATGCGGATACGTCAGTGATACCATTACAATCACTCAAATTAAGACTATGTACGTTTGATAATGCGGATACGTCAGTAATTTTTAAGTTTCTTAAATATAATTCAATTTGAATGGATGTATTAATAACTAAGCTATTTAATATATTTAAATTATTTAAAATATCTGGATTTTTTATTGTGACATACCATGAACGTTTTTTATATTCATACCAATTTCGTTTGGTATCTAAAAGTGATCTGTATTCTGCAACTTTTAAAAAAGGTTTTATACAACAGTGTATAATGTCATCAGGTAAATTGGTAAGATTCACCATTGTTAATATAATAATATAATAGGTTGTATTATAAAATAAAATAATCAATTTTTTATACAATGAGAGGTTTCACGATATCTCTGACCGCATCATATCTGACACTATCCAGCTTTCTTCTCATAGTATCATAGGGTGATGGTTCAGGCTTTCCTGTCAAAATTAGATCTAATAGTGATGCAGAATATCCGGTGATAGCCTGTACATTATTTTCACATGATTTTACTGGGTAACCTTCCACATTAGCTCTCAGATTCCAATGCACTGTTCTAGGACGAGTGAATGGTGATCCATGCATTTCATTACCCAATTGTACAAACATTTCCTTGATCTGATCATCGACGGTTGCATTATAACCAAACTGATGTTGTTGATCCATTTGTTCATCTGTGAGGATACAGAGAACAGGTAGATTATCTTGCTTCAAATTATATTTCTTAATAATTTCACATAATCTTGTCATAGCAAGATGGAAATTAGTGGAATATCCCATAGGAATATCTTGAATAATTTTCACACGATCTGAAAATGGTAATCTAGGATTCAATGGCACAATGGTACTTTTGTCATCAAAAGATATTACCACGTTTCCATAAGTAGTATCACATAGTTCAGACAACATAATTCCTAGACCGATAGCAGCCTGTATTGGTAGACCATTCATTGATGGTGACATATCGATAATTGGAATGATGTTAGTCATTGGTTCAAAACCATCCTTTAATGCCTTATCAATTTGTCCCCTAGTTTTCTTAATTAAATCTTCCCACTGACAATTGATGAAAGCAAGTTCATCGGGATCAGTGGTAGATAGTACTGACGCAACTAGAGTGGGAGGATCAAGTTGTCCACCCTTAATTTTCTTTTCCTTTACGGCCTTCAACCATAATTGTCTGCTCTTAATACGATCGGGATTTTCAGCAAATCTATTACCAGTTTCGTAATTCATTTCCTTTTCTCCATCTAAGTCAATGTTTAAAAATGCCTTACGATTCTTGTTTGCACAGATGGATGGTACCTTTGTAGGATCAATATCACCATATCTTCCGGTGCACATTAGTTGTTCTGGAACATTAGTTCTTTCTCTCAAATCAACCAAAGTCTTTCTATAATCCTTTTCCAAAGTTGTGGATGTTGGATGAATTAACTTCATATAATCTTTAATACTGGGATACAAACGTTTATAATGTTCAGATCTTTCCGACGGTGACCATTTTGCACATAGAGTGAGATCTCCATCTTTGGTAGCATTTATATCCTTAACAATTTGTTCTGATGAAATCTTATAAATTTCATCTCTCTTAACCGTATTAACATGAGATGTCAATGTCCACATATCTTTCCATGATCCATATTCGGGAATAAGATGCATGATAGCAAAAGTAATATCAGAATATTTTTCTTCAATTCTTGTAAACATATCGAAAAATAGCTTTTTCTCACCTTCACCTCCTCTACAATCGCGCTTTTCAAACATTAAAGTGAATAGATCACAAATCATTTCTACCTTATTATCTTCATTGATAGCGGCATAATATTGTTCAAATAGTGTGTTCAACTTTTCATCAGTAGCACCTCGGCACAAACTGGAAAAGAATACAAGACGAATATCTCCGACACCTTTTTCTGTAAGTTGAACCGTACCATTTTCTCCAATATTAGTATTGGGTGGTAGTGCAACATGATCATAATCAGAATCTTGACCCTTAGTAGTAGTGGTGGTGTTATTGAACATTCCAAAGAAACTCATTAATGATAATAATAATTATATTGTTAAGTGAATAATTATCAATTTTTGTACGTTTTTATCATCCCTGTGATAACCAACAAAAAAACAAATAAACGATTTTTAGATATCTCATCTAGCACGTTTTTACACAAAATAGTACTAACTACTCATTTTTGCACAATATAACGGAAACTTGTTATATCATACCAACACTTTTTTAAAAAAAGTAATAAAATATTTTTTATATTTTTAGAAATGTCATAACAATGATATGACTCATAACACCGTTGCAATGTGTCATTATAAGATTTACACACCATTGTTCCCCATCTCTTTTATCTTTTCCCCCTTTTTATCTTTTTCCCCTTTTTATCTTTTTCCCCTTTTGACTAAACTATTTACACCACTCATCGAGAAAACGGTCAAATTTGCCCACCGAGTATCGGACTACACCGTAAATTTACTTTTAAATGAAAAGTAATAAAATAAGGTTGATGCTATTGCTAACATCGAAGATGACATCTTTGCAGTTGTCAAAAATTGTATTTCGCACAGCGATATTCATCTTTGATCGATTTCAATCCTCCCATGCGAAAACAAAACGGTCTTAAAAAACTTTTAAGTATTTGGATTGCAGTATAATTCCTATACAAGAATCGTGATAGCATTCATTGAACACTAACATTTAAAAATGTTTCGTACACAAATATGCATTTTTGAAAATGAAATTCAAATTTTGTTGTTGCAGTATAATTTCTATACAGAAATCGGGACTTAGCAAGTAAAGTTTTATTGGGTTTGCAATGTAATTCCTATACAAGAATCATTATTAGCATCTATGATACTAACATTTAAAAATGTTTTTTATACTGAGTACACATTTTGGAAAATTAAAATTAACTTTTAGTTGGGTTTGCGGTGTAATTCCTATACAAGAATCTTTTCCTTTTACATAAAGTTTTTGAAGTTGCAGTGTAATTTCTATACAGAAATCGGTTCGGGTACCTTTGCTGGGTCATTTAAATTTGCAGTAAAATTCCTATACAAGAATCTTTTTCTTTCAATACTTGTTATAAACTATGCTTTAAGTAAATTTTGCTAAACATTCTGGGCCAAAATCGTTTTCATATGTCATATCATGTTGTATCTTTGTACCAAATGATCGATCATCTAATGCAGCCTCTAAAGGTCTGGTAAATGGTTTGTTATCAATATTTGGTTCATCTGTGTTACATACATCATTCAATGCATCTTCATCGCCGATAACATTTACTACTCTTACTCTTCTAATAGTTAAATTATCAATTTTTTCATTGGTAACATTTCCTATTGTTTGATTGGCTGCTATATTAACAGGCATATCTGGTTTGATAAATGCCATTACGTTAGCTAGTGGTGCAGCATTAGTAAATGTATCTGGATCATGAATTTTATTTATTTGATTAATATATGTCTGTTGAACGGGTAATAATTTGCCATTTTCAATAAATCTGTAATATATAATTTCATCATAAATATTACCCTTAAAAGTATTGGTATTAATAGTAAATGATACAAGACCATTTGCCTCGGCGTAAATTATATCACTATTAATTTGTAGATCTTTATTGCCCCATATTAAGAGATCTTGTAAAGGAACAACAGTAAGTTTTACATTTTCTTTATCATATATTAATGTAGGTTCTAATGGTTCAACATTTATAGAAACATCAAGAAGATTTGTGGGTTTAACATTATAATAATCGTATAAATATGTACCAACATATAAGATTGCTAATAAATACAAAAATCTTCGCAATTGATCATTAGATACATTACGTAAAAATATCGCAATAAGTATAATTAATATTATTAACATTATTAATATCATTAAGGAAAAAAATTAATAAATTATAAAATATCTTCGGCAATAATTGTTAGAGGAACTGGTCCAGATACGTCATATATCTTTTGTTGAATCAATGTGAGATTACCTGGTTCAGACACATTGTTGTCAGTAATATAATACTCCTTATATAAATCATACAATGTGGTAAGACCGTATAGCACTAGGCAAGCATATAGTAAATATTTTAAATATTTATTCTCTATTTTTTTATCAAAATAAATAGAAATCAATAATAAAACAATAAATCCGAACATTATGATAAATTACTATGAGATTTTAATTTCTTCGTCAACATCTTTGTTCAAACTTTCTACATATTCAAGGCGAACACGTATTAATTCGTCAATAGTTTCTTTTAAAATCATCAAGTCGGCAACAATTATATCTTTACAATTTGTCAAATCAATGTGCATTGACATCATACTTTTACCATATGCATTAGTAACAATTAGTTTCTCCATCATTTCCTCAGCGCCATTATGATAAAAAATACCATCATATCGCGAACCACATTCTACATTATCATCTTCAATGTCAAAAGAAAATACATCTTGAACGCCTTTTTTAATATTATCAATAAATTTACTGAATAAAGTGGGATCATAAGTATGTCTACTATCGGCAAAAGTCGGTGTATTATCACCATTAAAATCTAAATTTAATATTTTATTGCACATTATTTCATCATTATGAATAAAATGAATATGAATTTTATCTTCGTCATATATTTTAGAAGCTATCTTGTACATTTAATAATTATTAATATAATATGATAAATATTAAATTTATCAATTTTTATTTAACAAGAAAATAATATTAAAAGTTAATGATTATTGGTGTTTGTGGTTATATTGGCGCTGGCAAAAGTACTATTGGTAATATATTAGAAGCGGAACTCAATTATGTACAATTATCGTTTGCCAGTGTATTAAAAGAGATTATAAGCAAATTATTTTGTTGGGACCTTGAAATGTTGCAAGGTTTGACCGATGAATCAAGATTATGGAGAGAACAAGTAGATAACAAATGGTCAAGTATTCTTGGTTATCCTGTTACCCCAAGACTAATGTTGGAACGTGGCGGTACGGAAGCATGCCGTAATGTGTTCGGGGATAATATATTTGTTGGTCATATTAAAATGAGAATTGATGAAATACTTACGTTTAATAAAAATATTGTTATAACAGATTGTCGATTTAATAACGAATTTAAATTAATAGAATCGTATGAAAATCATAAAATAATTCATGTTTACAAGGATAGCACTATGACAACGTGGTACAATGATTATAAATCAGGTGTTGATGTTCCAGACGTTGTAAACTTGCATAAAAGTAAATATGAATGGATTAGAAATCATTTTGATATTAAATTATCTAATAATAGTACTATTGATAAATTAAAAGAGTTATTATTAGAATCACTTAATTACTAAAAACATTTGCACACATTGGATACACTTTACGTTGCTCATTGTTAAATGACAAGTTAATTGTCATACCTGTATCCAGATCCCTAATATTAGTCATCTGTGTTTCGATAACTCGTTTATTGCCAAATGTATTCTCAAAACATTTTAAGACAGCATCGGTACCCCAAAATGAATCTTCGGCTACTGATCCATCCATAATATTATGTCCCAAAGTTACACATAATTCATCATTAACATAAATACCTGAACCATCTTCCAAAATAATATTAAACATAGAACTATTATTTATTATACAATATGTAGCATTAACAATACTTTTAGGATGTTGCCATCTAGAATTAATGAAAATAGGATGATGTTCTGTTAAAACACAATTATTTACCATGAAAAAATGTTTATCGATGAATGGTGTGGTAATAATTGTTTTAATATTCACATCACAATCATGTCCATCTTTCCATCCTTTAACACATACTGTTTCGTTATTTTCTAGGGCAGCCGTAATATCACCTGCTGTCAATCGTAAACCATGATTTCCCATTAACGTACTAGTTGATGACGCAAAACATCCTGCATTAGCATCATTAAATGCTCCGCCATATTGTGGTATAGCAATAGATCCTAAACGCGGATCCAGTATTCCACGTCTATTAAATGTATTGTTTTGTTGGAGAGATGGTGTAATCATTATTAACGATCCATATATATCAGATAATCTTGCATACTCTGCTTTAATATTATCTGTTCCAAAACATTGTAGACAAGCATCTTTGAAATTAGGTGCATATTGTTTTTCTAGTGCAATACCTATTGTTGTCCAATATGCTTTACCCCATTTAAACCAATATGTATCCGTGCTACATCCCAATGTCAATTCGCCAACTATATCACCATATAAAGCGCAAATATATTCAAAATATCGACCTTCTGCCATTCCATTATCTTTAATAAATTGTTCTATAATTGTTGCTAATTCTGATAGAACAATTGAATTATTAGTACGCACTATATTAATATTTAATAATATTTGAGATAGTTTTATTCTGTAACTGTGATATAATAGCTTGTGATCTGTATTATCATCTGAATGATCAGGAATGTTGAAAGCTTCGTCAAACATATATGTTCTAACTAGAGCTCTACCAATAATAGTCCCAACCATTGATGCATCAAAACATAATGAATATGTTCCAGACATATGAGTAGCAATCTTAACTAACAATTGAGTATTAGCATCTGGTCCATATCCAATTGTATCAATTTTAATTGGCGATTCAATTCGGAAACAATTTGTCATCTTTTCCGTAATATTATTTACATTAAGATTATAATCTTCGCCATCAGACAACATAATAATGCTACAGTCACAAGATGAATTAGTGTCACAAATACTTTTACACATTTGAAGACCAGCCATAATATTGGTACCACCAGTAGGTCGGATTGCTTTAATGGTGTCTATGATTAGATCTTTATTAGATGAATTAATTTTTACAGGACTAATAACTGTATTTGCTCTATTTTCAAATGTTACTACACAAAATAATGTATTTTCTGATAAAGCGTTTACGGCAAAAATCATACTTTGTTTGACAAAATCTAAACGAGAATACTCTTTACCTTCATCTGCATTAGTAGAAGGAGATCCCATGGAACCTGATTGATCAGCTAAGAAACATGTGAGTTTGGTCATTAAAAATCAATAGTAATATGTTGTTAACGTTTGAAAAATCAATTTTTTATAAAATAATAGTAGAATATTGAGTAATCATTTAATGTTGATAATAATGTATGTTCATCTAAAGAATTAAATATTTTAACACAAGTTGTTAAATTTTTATTTGTAAGTTGAATATAATGACTTATTAATAATGATATTATAACACAATATCCACCGCCAAATTTTGATTTATTTAATATAATGTTATTATTATTCCACGTTTCAACTGGTATGACTTGAAAGTTTTTCTTAAATTGTCCATTGAATATCACACTATCTAACAAATATTCAATATGATTTACTAGTGTTAAATTATTATTAGAATCAAAAATGTATATGCTTCTTTTTTTAATATTTATTATCATCATTAGTAAATGCAATTGGGAATCTATATTACAATATATCGGTTTATATACATATTTTTTTTTACTTTCAAATAATTTATTTAGAGAATCTCCATCATAAATATATGATATTATTGATGATTCTTTCATTATGACGGACATATGTGAATTATTTACATTATTGTTCGTAAGTTTTCGTTCATTATATTCATTAACACACAATGACAAATCATCACACATGTCATTAAAATACATAAATTTTTTAATATCGGTAGGAAGACATGATGATACTTTATTATGCATAATATCGGTGTATAATCCTGATGCTAAAAAATTAGCTATGGGAATTATTCTCTTATTAGTAGACATAAGAATTAATAGCATAAATTCATTATTATTTATTATAATATAAAATCAATTTTTTCTTGATGAATAGTAATGGTTAAATATAATGGAATATTGGATTATCTGATAATTAAAAATAATGGCCAAAGTGTAATATTACTATTAGATAATCATAAATTAGAAGAATATTGCAAACATCCTGCCGAAAATGTCAACAGTTTATTGAAAGATTATTTATTGAATGGTAAAAGCACATTATTGTTAGAAGAATTGTATGGCGATGTTGCCTTTAAAAAATTATTCAATACAAAGCATTTGAATATATATGATAAATTTTATGAAGAACATAAAAATAATAAAAATGTTATAGCAATAGATATACGAATTTTATTCAGTAAAAAAGAGAATTTAAAAATGTTATTTGATGATAATATTTGTAATATAAATTCTATTGATGAAATTAAAAAATTAATAACATCTGTTAAAAATAAAAATAATTTATTCAGAAATCATTACGAATTTTTGAAAGCAGATTATGAACGATTAATGAAATTAACAAATGAAACATTTATTGATCGCGAAGAATTGAACATAATGTATCCTTGGAAAATTGTTACTAATGAAAATTCAGAAATACAATGGTCTACATTTTATTCAGGTATATTAGAAATGTACACAATATGTCAAATATTATTATCAGACAATAAATATGTATTTAATTATTTGGGTGCAGCTCATTGTGCTACGATATTTAAGCTATTAACAACATATTATGGTTATGATATTAAAAAAAATAATAATTTAATGCTAAATGTTGTTAATACGATTTCATACAAGAAATTTGAATCATTGGGTGACATGTGTTCCGATTTTAAAATCTAGTGTCACAGAATGTTGCCAATTTTAAAATCTAGTGTCACAGAATGTTGCCAATTTTAAAATCTAGGTAAAAAATTCAACATAGGTTGTAAAGTAGTATGATAGAAAGCAATAGTGATTGCTACTATTAAAGCTCTGCCAAACAATGAACGATTAAAATATTTCAAGGAAAATATTAATGGCGTATCATTAAGTAATAATCCTGGAATAAATGTCATAAAAAATAACTTGAAAAAATCATGTTTTAAAGCTGACATATGTTTATAGCGTCCAAATATAGATATTTCTCCTGCGCCAGCTAAATTGGATTTACCAATAGTGTATGTATTAGCAAAAAATATCATGGCTACAGATACCATTAAGAAAATTATAGTTTTATTGTTCATTATAATATATTCTAAGATATAAAAATATATTGTAAAAATAAGTAATTTTAAGCGAGTAATTTACCTCTGACGAATCTATTAACTTTTTCAAATTCAGTAGCAAATTGATTAGCATTCTTATCTGTATCACGATCAATGTTACATGTTATTTGTGTGATAGATAAATCATTACTAGAGTGGAACGTCATTGTTTCTGTGCCTGGGAAATATGTGATATATTCGCTATTATCGGGGAAACAAGAAAAGTCAAATCTACAAAGTTCATTATTATGTAATGATCTAATAAAATTATTCATAGATTCACTGGAATATTCATAACCATTAAAATATAATTTATTATCACTAACATTGTATATTAGTTTTTTGCACATAATTATTTCGTCACCACTAAATAGTGTTAAATTAAGATGGCCAGTATCAAGACTTGTTACTTCAAAGTAATATTTTAGCATTAATGTTAATAACAATCATTTATTTAACTGATAAAATTATTAAGAAGATCGAGCTATGGCAGGAATGTTGATTATTTCATCAATGACGTATATATTATTATCTATTTTGCTTGGCACGCCGTTTATTTTTTTAACTGTTCCAATAGGATAATCCAACTCATTATCATATACTATTGCAGATTTAGGATTATACCAATATTCTGCAGTGGAACCAAATTCTTCTTCACCTTTAACAATTTTAGCTTTAATTTTATATACTTTAATTTTACTGATTGTACTATTGGTCGCATTGAGTCCATCATTAATCTTTCCATCGTAAAATAAATCTTGCTTATAAGCTGGTCCGACAAGCTTATTAAAATATGATGATTCGTTGAATTTAAAACATGAATAACTCTGTTCATTCATATTATGATTTTTAAACAATTCACAATCAATAGCAACTTCCTTGACCGTTGTTAAAAATGTATCAATGCGTTTTTGTTTAGCTTCTGCTATATTGAATATTTTTTCATCAGTAGATATTTTTAATGTATCTTTTTTGATTGCATGATATCTAAAAATATCAACATGTCGTTCATTCTCTGGTAAATCTTGATGAGAATCCATTCTTAGACCTCTACCAATTAATTGACGTATACGTACTTCGTGCCAATAGGGATCCATAATATGAATTTGTCTCATGTATTTTAAATTAATACCCTCTGCACCAGCTGGCGATACTAAAACAACTTTAATTTTTTCACCGTGGAGATTATTAATATTATTGTGAGCAGTCATATTTTCCTTTCTATCAGATCTTGTAATATCACCGTGAAATTCAGTATATCTAAAATAATCTTCGCTTGATTTATCTCTATAATTCTTATATCCAAAATATGACATATAAATTTTTAACATTTCTAGACCTTCCATCTTTACAAAATTTGAGAATATATAAAATGGACCTTCAGACCTTAAAGAATAAAATAAGGCTGCAACATATTTACACGAACATGTATGTAATGCAATTAATAATTTTGATTTATTATCATAATTTTTCCAAAATTCTTTATATTTCATTTTATATTTTTCCTTAAAAACTTTAATATCATCTTGTAAAGTATTTTTATTTTGTATATCTTCATCATTAATATTTTTGAAATATGCTTCGGCAGCCACTGTATATGATTTAACAACTCGTAAATATAAATCGACATTCTTTTGAACAGATGCTATATCCATGGCCTTTTTTGATTTAAATACTTTATCAACGTTACCTAAAATAATCTCTTCGGCTTGTTTCTCAGTTAACTTAAATTTATTAGGTCTAGGTCTATTTTCACCATTATATTCTCCCATAATAGGAAATACAAAATTTGATGATTGTCTGGTATATGTTTTATACACTGTTGATGATTTAGATTGTCTTTCCATCTGTTCCTCAATATATTCATAATGAGAATAAGTGTCTGATTGATATTGACTCATTTCAATAGTCTTAACATTAATGGTCTTTGAAGCAAATAATTGTGGATCAGATCCAATATAATATGATACCAAACCTAAAATTCTTCTTTGAAACATATTTTTTTTCTCAGGATTTAATATTTCATTATTATTTTCATCCTTAGAAATATAAATTTCTTTAAATTTTGATTCAATTGTTGGGAAAGAATCTGGTCTTAAAAGATTAAATAATAATGCTAATTCATAAGGTTCATTTACAGCTGGTGTACCAGTTAAAAGTAAGACTCTTGAGTTATCATTAATCTTTTTCTCTTGCATGATATATTCATAAATAGTTAATGCTCGTCTACCAGTTTGGGAAATAATATTAGAATAAACGTTCTTAATAAAATTATGTGCTTCGTCAAAGATGTAAATATTTTGTTTTGTTGCATCGGACTCTTTTACAGCAATCAAAAATAGTTTATCAGCATTAGGCGCATCATAATGGACAAATTTAATATTTGCCATTCTTTCATTAAATTCTTGTTTAGGAAGAAAATTCTTTAAATCTTTTAACCATGGATCATCGTGCAAACCAGCCTTAATAATAATGAACACATTCCACATAGGATTATAATTGTATAGAACATTGTAAACGTTAATTGCTGATGCTGTCTTACCTGCTCCCAAATCATGATATATTAAAGCATTCTTTTGTTTAGATTTATATGTTAATATTTGTCCTATAAATGCTTGATATTTTTTTAAAGTCATGATAGTATTTTCTTGATTGGTTATTTGTGTATCGGATGCGTAACCTTCCGGTGAGTTAAATTCAGGAAGTTTATAATTCTTCATATTACGCATGATCCATAGCGGAAACAATCTACCATTAACTTTGAGATCTATATAACTTTGATTTTCAGTCATTATAAAATTGTATAGATATTAAATTAATATGAAAAAATTGATTTATATAATATTAGATAACTTGTATAATTTATAATAATGGAGCAAACTAAAATCGAATGCAAACTTGAAAATATCGGGGTAAAGAGAGAAGTTAGTAGAACATTTATCACTTATCCCATAACCACATCATTGAAAGATGTAAGTAAAATTACTATCTTGAACAAAACGTTGAAAGAGCAAAATATTTGCGAAAAATGTTTAATAGTAAATGATATTGAAACAGATGCATCTGGTATTTTACATCAAGGAGAACGTACAATTGATATACAATCATTTGACAATTGTAAATTAAGAATAGGAATTTGCGAAAAAGATATATTAGATTATTTATCTATTGATGTTGAAATAGAATATAACATAAAATCAAGTCAAATTATTCATATGAGGACCTTTTGTATAGATGGATGTGCATTCGAAAAAACGGGTCAAATATGAAATGACAAATGTCGGCACTTGTCTTATAGATGATATGGTGAAAATGACAATAGCGATCCTGTTTTACCATCGCTAACGATATGTGTCAGCAAATGGTCATTAGATATCTATGTTAGTAAAGAAAATACTTTTTAAATATTTAACTCTCGACATCGTTGTGGAATATATGACTGTTCAACCTTATTTGCAACTGATATGTGGTAAAAATAAGTTGGATGAATTTAAAAAAATTGATTAATTTATAAATCAATGAATGTGCATTAAGGAAATTGGACATAGTGTCACCTTAAAGTCATTAACGACTGATTTGTGTGGGTATGACAAGCGTGTACTTGTCAGGAAAGGTTTGTAGCGTAATATGCTGTAGGTT